GGTGGCGGTGGTGGATCCACAATTTCCACCTATTCCAACGCAGGTGCCGTTCTCTTTGCTACTGGCACATCCACGGGTCTTCAAGGCAGCTCCAACTTGTTCTTCAACCAATCGAACTTGGGCATTCAGAACACAACCCCCGTAACAGCTCTCGATGTGGGCGGTGGTGTCACCATTCGCAACGGCTATCGTCCTCTCTATTCCAACGTTGTGTCAACACCCTTGAACGTTGCCGCCAACTCGTATGGCACCCACTACAACATCACGATATCGACATTTTCGGCCATCAGTCTGCCCACGATCGTGTGGGCCACCGACTCCAACGCCTACTGGGTGTTCCGCAACAATACGGGAACGTATTTGAACGTTGCCTTTACCTACACGAGTGCCGGAACAACCGCACCCACAAGCACGACAATTCCCCCAGCAAACTCCGTGACCATGATGCTGACCTACCCTGGCGGCGGCACGACCTCTAACTATGTTTTGTTCTGAGAACACAATGCTAGGAACGTCAAAAAGCATCTGGGGATTTGATCCTCGGTCGGTACCGGGGTGCACACTGTGGCTGGATGGGGCTGACAATGCCACCATGAACTCCACGACAGCAGTCACGGTCTGGAACGACAAATCCGGCCAATCAAATACCATGACGGGAACGGCAACGTGGTCGGGCGGCACCATGGTCTTCAACGGCAGTACAAACGCATTTTCTAACACGGCATATGCGTTCCCATATGCTGCGTATTCCATGTTTGCCGTGTACTCGAACACCACAGCTCCTGCATCGACTGCGTACATGAATGCGGTCTACGGATCCAACGGCTATCCGATGTTGGGCGTGTATGGAGCATCCAAATTTGTGTCTGCTCGGTCTGTGGTGGCGAATACGGGTGCGTTGGTTGCTAACGTAGCTGCCTCCTCCAACGTCTTGGTGTCTGCTACGTATACGCCGTCGACGTTCTCACCGTTTATCAATGGAACTGCCGCGACGACCTTGGCTGGAACCACGTTGATCACCACAGGCCTCTATCTTGGTGGGCCCTCCAACTACTTCAACGGATCCATCTCGGAACTGCTTGTGTTTGGAACAACGCTGACGAACGCCCAGCGTCAATCTGTCGAAGGGTATCTAGCCAAGAAATGGGGCATCACATTGCCAACCACACACCCCTTCTACACAACTCCGCCCTTCAACCGGTATTTCAGCCCCACTGACCTTGCCGGATGTTCGCTGTGGCTTGATGGGGCCGACAATTCGTCCATGAACTCCGCGACAACCGTAACAACATGGAACGACAAATCCGGCCAATCAAATACCATGACAGGAACCGGCACATGGTCAGGAAGCAACATGACCTTTAACGGCAGCACCCAAGCATTCTCCAATACGACGTATGTGTTTCCGATTTCTGCGTATTCCATGTTTGCCGTGTACTCGAACACCACAGCTCCTGCGTCGACTGCGTACATGAATGCGGTCTACGGGAGTAACGGCTATCCGATGTTGGGCGTGTACGATGTGAACAAGTATGTGTCTGCTCGGTCTGTGGTGGCGAATACGGGGGCTTTGGTTGCTAACGTAGCTGCCTCCTCCAACGTCTTGGTGTCTGCTACGTATACGCCCTCCACGTTTTCGCCATTTGTCAACGGATCCAACGCCACGACCCTAGCCGGAACCACATTGGCAACCACCGGTCTCTTCGTCGGTGGGCCCTCCAACTACTTCAACGGATCCATCTCGGAACTGTTGATTTACCCATCAACCTTATCACCGGCCCAGCAGCAACAGGTAGAAGGATATCTGATCCAAAAATGGGGACTGCGTACCCAGACAGTGGCTGGGCATCAGTACAAGCTCATTCCACCAGCAGTCTCGCAACCAGCACAGTTTAGCGAGGTGACACCGGGAAACTGGGCTCGTGATTGGAACCCCTATTTGCAGTCGTTGATTGCGTCAAACAATTCAACGAATGCCACGGTTATTCCGACGGTGAGTTATGGAACCGGAGGCGCCTCGCTCACTCCAGCATTGTCTACGCAGAATTACTTGGGTGGCGTGTTGGCTCCAAACGGGAATATTTATTGCATGCCGCTCGGTGCTTCGAACATTCTGATTATCAACACCACGACAAATGCCGTGAGTTATGGAACCGGCGGTGCCTCTCTCACCCCAGCATTGTCTACGCAGAATTACTTGGGTGGCGTGTTGGCTCCAAACGGGAATATTTATTGCGTGCCGTATGTTGCTTCGAACATTCTGATCATCAACACCACGACAAATGCCGTGAGTTATGGAACCGGCGGTGCCTCTCTCACCCCAGCCTTGTCGACGCAGGCTTACGTGGATGGCGTGTTGGCTCCAAACGGGAATATTTATTGCGTGCCGTATGGTGCTCCGAACATTCTGATTATCAACACCACGACAAATGCCGTGAGTTATGGAACCGGAGGCGCCTCGCTCAGCCCAACACTATCGACGCAGTATTACCAGGGTGGCGTGTTGGCTCCAAACGGGAATATTTATTGCGTGCCGAGTGTTGCTTCGAACATTCTGATTATCAACACCACGACAGATGCCGTGAGTTATGGAACCGGAGGCGCCTCGCTCAGCCCAACACTATCTACGCAGAATTACGTGGGTGGCGTGTTGGCTCCAAACGGGAATATTTATTACGTGCCGAGTGTTGCTTCGAACATTCTGATCATCAACACCACGACAAATGCCGTGAGTTATGGAACCGGAGGCGCCTCGCTCACTCCAGCATTGTCTACGCAGAATTACGTGGGTGGCGTGTTGGCTCCAAACGGGAATATTTATTGCGTGCCGTATGTTGCTTCGAACATTCTGATTATCAACACCACGACAAATGCCGTGAGTTATGGAACCGGCGGTCCCTCGCTCACTCCAGCATTGTCTATACAGAATTACTTGGGTGGCGTGTTGGCTCCAAACGGGAATATTTATTGCGTGTCGAGTGTTACTTCGAACATATTGATTATCAGCAACACATACACCCAGAAACCATCGTCCAACTACTGCTTGTCTGCTTTCACAAACAAGTTCTGAACACACGTCACTCCCTGCGGTCGTTCCTTCGCCCGGTCGTTCCTCAAGCCCTTGACACATGTATCCTCAACACATTTCCCTGAAACGAGTACGATACCACGATGCCCGTGAGCATGGACTGGATGGCGGCCAGCACGATCTCAATCTCCACGCCCAACAGATACCATGTATATCCGACAACATCACGAACCACACCGTCTGAGCAAACGCTCGGGGGTGTGAAGGGAAAGGATTGGACGACGTAGATACCCGGAAATCCAGCGGCCGCCCAGGCAAAGAGCTGGGGGCGGTATGCCTCACGCGTGGGGTTCAGAAGAGGAGCCAGTGTCGCACGATCGGCGGCTTCCTGAGCTACAACGGCAGCGTGGCTGGACATCAGCTCATCAAGTGTGGCAATGTGAGGCGGCTCAATGATACTCGCCTCCGGGGTGGGGAAGATGGGTTGTGCGAGTCCAGTGGCGTCCATTTAGTAGTATACAATAGATAAGCATGTCGACCGGTCCGCAAGGCGTGCAGGGGATTCAAGGTGTAAAGGGCGACCAAGGAATTCAGGGAGCAACGGGAATTCAAGGCCCACAAGGGTTACAGGGACCAGCGGGTAGTGGCGGCGGTGGCGGCGGGTCGGCAGGAGCACTCGTGGTCCTGTCAACGTATACCGGACCAGCCCAAAACACGATTGCGAACGCAGTCTCACAGTCGAATTCAACGCCGGTCGTTATCTGGTCGAACGTTCTCCCTTCGACGGTAAAGGGACACGCAGGAGTGTTGTCGGTGTTTTTTAGTTTGTATTCACTCACAACGTTCGGCACGAGTACGGCGTTTGACTATGGGTTGTATATCGACGGAAACGCAGTGTCCTATGGAGAATCGAACACAGTTCGCTACGTACAGACAACAAGCTCAGCGTACGCAATGAGTTCAAACGGCTATATGTTAGGAACGAACGGCGTGGTGGGGTTGATGCCCATACATGTCCCGCTATACATCCCACCGACTGCGACCTTATTACAGATTTCTGTTGCGAATTCCGCATTACCGCTGTCACCAGTATCATCTATCTCCGTTGGATATACGTCGAACAATCTGACATCTAGCGGTACATCAAATACATCCAGTTACGTTCCGCAGACGGCATTTACCACATCCGGAAGCAATACATATGTGGTTCCGTCGACAATCTCCACTGGAACCGTAAACGGTGTGTACATCTACTGCTGGGGATCCGGTGGACAAGGAACGAACAACGGAGCAGGTCGGTTTTCTGTTGGAGGTGGTGGCGGATTCGTGGGGGGGTTTTACTCTGTACCTACGGGAACAACGCTGACGTACATCGTTGGAGGAGTCCCGGGAACAGGATCACTCGCGACAGGTGGTGGCGGTGTTGGTGGAGGCAACACCGGTGGACAAGGATATGACGGTGGCGGTTTCTCAGGAGTGTTTCTGGGAGTACCGTCACAGTCTACGGCAATTTGTATCGCAGGCGGAGGAGGAGGAGCGGGACTCGGTGGAAGCAACGTCGCTGGATGCGGTGGCTATCCCACCGGTGGTGCTCCAACTCAATACTTTAGTCCATACACGGCGTCTACGCTTGTGTTGGGAGGTACACAGACTGCAGGTGGTGCAGGTACTCGTAACCCCGGTGCGGCATTATCTGGTGCTGCGAGTGCAGGTGCGTCTGACGGCGGTGGTGCAGGTGGTGGTGGATGGTATGGCGGAGGTTCGCACAATGGTGGTAACTGGGGTGGCGGGTCTGGATACTTTGGCGGTGCGGGTGGCAGTAGTTTCGTTGGAACAACCCTCGGTGCGTCGCCGTCGCCAACAGGTATTGGATTCACATCGGGTGCCGTTACATCAAACGGAACGTACCCGCAATCATATGTACCCGCTGCACCCGGTGGAATCACCAACACTTACTATATTTCATCGGGAACATACGGGTATGGCGACGTTACATCCCTTCGAACGGGTGCCGGAATGGTGGCAATTGTCCCAGCTGTCGGAACAAACCCGACCTACGTTGGTGTGACTGCGAAAATGTTGGCCACATAACACAATGGAGATTCTTGTGTCTGGAAGTGTTGCTCTCAACAGAACATTTCGCTGTCAAGTCTCTGTGCCAACTATTACAACCAACCACAAGGTGTTTCTCAAGATGGTGTCGTCTGCAATGAAGGGTGTTGTGGTTGTATCCGAGATTACATCAGGTGAGGGCTTCGGACTTTCGTCGACCTCGTCTGATGATATTGGGATGCTCGTGTATTTTGACGTATATCTTCCCAATTAGTCCGTCCCTCCAAACTTCTTGTAGTAGTCCGCGTAGGACATGGGCGTCGGTCCAGGTGTCGGTGCTCCACCGGGAACTCCAGCCGGTGCATAGCGCTGGAACAGCTTCTGACCTACGGCCGCAGACGCCTGTTCCTCGGTGATCTCACCCTTCTCGATCTTACGCTTCAGTGCCAACATCTCAAAAAACGTAGCATCCAGCCGATCCTCTACATGCATCTGCCAGATGGTCGGGTAATTGAAAAAGAGTTGCTCATTCTCAGCCTTTACCTTCGCCTTGAACTCGTCAGGTCGAAGATGACGCCACTTCTTCTTCGAATGATCCATATTCCGCACCTGTGCCTGAAGCTCTGTGGCCGTGAGTTGGATGGTGTTGATGTGTTGCTCAGCCTCTGCAACCTGCTCGGGGGTAAGCTCAATGCGCTGCGGTTCCGCCATTATTCAGTGAAGGCATAGAATGTATAAGTGGCTGTAACGCAGTCATCAACCGACCACACTCCTCGTGTGTGGTCATTCCTGTCAGAATGATATTGCCAGTGCGGAACACCTTGGCGATCCACTTCACATCTGGGAAGTAGATCTTCACCGCTGGATAGACGGTCGGCTCATACTCCGTTCGCACTCCTGACTTGCGCAGATTGGAATACAGTGTCTCGCGCGAGAGACTGGCAGTCTCTGTCAGTCGCGTCTTGTAGTTCATCAAGACCACACGGCGAACCTCCGTCGTCCACTCACCGGTAATTGCCTCTGGGCAGGACGCGAAGATGTGAGTGCGTAGCCGGTTCATGACCGAACGGTCATACCGCTCGTCCAACACGCCTGTCAGGTGGAAGACACCATTCTGGAAGATCTTGACTGTGATCTCCTTCTGCCTCAGTGTCCCATCACCCGAGTCCAGACTGACCAAGGTGATGGAATTGTGTCCGAACCCCGTCGTCCGCTTCGGGGCTGCCTTCTTTGCTCGGCGCTTGATTAGGTCACGCTTTGAAGATCCTCGTGCAGGAACACCTTGCTTCTCGATCTTAATGATGGACTCCGTCAATGGGAGGGACTCCAGAAGGAGGTTCGTGTTGAGACGTACGTTCGCTGTGTACAGCACCACCATTGTTGTGAGTGTCGGGAGCTCCATGAGATGGCTGTAAATGGATGGCCATCATTTCGTTTTTCCACGCCTGTGAAAAGGAGATGGGTTCGCGTGTAATCACGTGGCAATCGAACTCGCGGATCACCGGTCTCATGCGCGTCTCTTCCATAGGATCGAGCATCCACCCTTCAAGATAACCAAACCAGAGTGTGGCTGTCTTGTGGTGGGAAAGAATACCAAGTGCAACGTCTGCGAGTCCGCTGAGCGGTTCCATCGACAGATCAAAGCACCCGGTCGGTTTTGGTGCGTTATACACGTAGACGATTAGCATCTTATGATACTGCAGTAGGATATATGAAAGCACTCTTCCACTTACGAGAGCCATCTGCGTTGTAGGCCCCCATATTGGTTCCGGGACAGGCACTGCATGTGGTTGTGAAGTTGACCTTACCCAGCTGCCATGCGATCTTGCCACACGCAGGGCAGCAGTTGGCACCAATCGCCTGACGAGCTGCGGCAATGACGTCCTCCTTGCGGAAGTTCGGATCGTTCGGGTTGAGGAGCGTAGACATCACCATCTTGTCTCCAATCTCCATGAGCTGGTTGACCTGTGTGTTGGCTACTGCCTTGGCAGCCTGTTGTCCGTTCGCCACTGTGTTCTGGCTGACCACTGTGACTGGCCCCAAGCAGTTCTCGTTCTTGATCTGCGAGACACCCGGTACGATCTGCTGAGCCTGTGATGTGGCCTTGGCATTGTTCGAGTTCCACATAGCCGCCGTTGCACTGGACGATGCATACGTCGTGAAGGCAGATGCGTCCTTCACGCGGTGACCACGGGCGATCGTGGCACATGACGGTCCACGCGTACTGGGAGCGTTGAGCGTGGTAACCGTCGCCGTCGCAGGTAAAAAAGTTTCGTAAACCACAGCTGCCGCCTGTTGGCGCTGGATCTCGATCATCTGACCACATGTCATCTTGGGACGTGTGTCTGTGTACTTCGGAGTGCGAAGTTGCTGCCTCACCAAATACTCGCTACACGAGGACATGCTTATCATTCACCAAGAAGGAATTCAGACTCCAGGATGCGTCAACAGATGCCGACGACAGCATTCTCGCGTCAATCCAAGATCGTTGAGTGCGCGTCCCTCAGCCGTCACCTTGGTATCGTTAGTGAGATACATGATCTCCGAGTCGGGTGCGCGACCCTCCTCGCGGCGATAGGCCTTGATGAGACGCTGATACTCCTTCCACTTACCGGCGATGGGGAGGTTGCAGGTATAGCAGCGGATCGGAATCGGGAAATCCATGCCTCCGTTCTTATTTGTGAAGCACAGTTCGTTTTTCGCAGACTAGAACAATGAAGGTAAAGTCTGTCTATCTGGCCGTTGGAGCCGTTGTGCTCCTTGCACTGTATCTGCTTATCAACCCCCCGGCTCCTGAGTTTGTGTCCACAAACCAGCGGGACGTGGTGAGGTTCGGAGCCGACTCGATCGATGTCCAGATGGGCATGGGCACTTTCCGCCGGGATCCACCCAACGTATTCGCATCGAAGCCCGAGCTCAAGCCACTTCTGCTCTTCCCCCCGTCCCGCGAGGATCTCGAACGACTTTCGGGCCCGGCAGTGAGTGTGTAATAATGCCCGACTGGGTGTTGGTTGCAACAAGTCATTTCATCCTCCTACCCGTTATCGCATATCTGAACTCGCGTGAATACGCGTGTGCTGGACTTGTATTCGGAACGTACGTGTCTTCAATCCTTCACCATTCCACGAAACCAATGTCCGCTGTCATACTATATACAGACGTTGTATTCGCACAGGTTGCGAATCTATGCGCCATCTACACCACTCTTCGGTGGATTCCGTATTCGATACCTATTTACGTATGCTTCTTGTCCTGTCCGTTGATGATTCACTATTACGGGTATCAGCATAAAATCCTTGGTTGGGATTCAGATCCCGCGGTCTCGACGCGGTGGCACGGATTCTTACACATATTCACATCTCTGGCGTCGATGCTCTCGATTCTCCTCGCTTTCACGGAAAAGTCGTGAGGTGTATATGCCGAATTGGGCGTTGGTTGCATCGAGTCACTTCTTTTTGATTCCATCTCTCTCTGCCATCTCGGTAGGTGGATACATACCCGGAGGGCTGGTGTTTGGAACCTATGTTGTCTCTTCGTTCTATCATGCGACAAAGCCACGATTTTCATGGATGTTACCTGTCGACGTGGCATTTGCGCATATTGCCAATGTCGTCATGATCTGGACAACTGCGCAGTGGGTGCCATATTCTCTGCCAGTCTATGGTCTGTTTATAACATGTGCAACAACCATCTATTACTATGGGCAAAAATATACCTGTCTCGCATGGGATCCCGACCCAGTGGTCTCGACACGGTGGCATGTGTTCATGCATGCGTTTCTAGGAACGAGTTCGGCCTTTTCGGTGCTGATGGCTGCGAGGTCAGGACACAATGTATTGGGTTTCTTTCACCATGCCAACTCCAGTTCCTGAGCTGACCAGAACTCAGCGTTCCCGTTCGGCATGAGACGCTGGAATACGTAGGGGAGTTTCCGCTGCTCAATTTCACGCTTCACGACCTGATCCAGAAACTGCGGGTCGCTTGTCCTGAGTCCATCTAGACTCACAAGCGGCTTGGCACCCTCCGCGATCTGCTGCTGACGAGACGCCAACAGCACTGCATATTCATACTTGGTGAAGTACGGCTTGGTGACGCGCGGTGTCTCCATGGCCTTCACAACCTCAGAACGGAAGACAGGCTTAACCTCAGGATGGTCAGTGGACATGTCCTTCTCTTGTCTAGGAACATACTCTTTCGTTTTCAATAAATGCCGATCATCCGTGGTGCTGCGTCGGACTTCACACAGTTTCAAAAGAGCAGTGCACAGGCGAATAGTTTCTTCACATGGAAGTATTCGCGCGTAGGCCAAGTTGTTCAGGCTCCCTCGATCACATCTTCGCAGTCTCTTGCGTCTCGGGAGTCTCTCCGTGCATCGTCAAGGACCGTTGCGTCCTTTGTGATCAATACGCGGGGAAACTCGACCACAACGGGTGGTGCTGACCAGTCGAAGTCCGTGCTGTTTCCCGGACAGCCCAGATATTTCCTGGATTGAGAACAATGCCTACCCGCTCTGCATCGGATTACCTGAGTTTTGTGAAGGCACAAGTCGTGTCCAACCCTAATGCCAACAGTGCCGCAGTACCTCAAGCTCGTAACGTTCTACGCTACGAGGGCGCCGGACAGTACCTGAATGCGGTGACTCAGCTGTCTGCTATGAGCTACGCAACAAGGGGACAGCTTGTTCCTCAACGCGTAGCGCCTCGTCAAGTTGTTATGAACCGCTCTAACCCAAAAGCGCTTTCGCAGGCTGCCTTCCTCGGCTCCGCGGGTCCTCTTGGTCAAGTGGTCAACCAACCCGCCGCCAAGTACTCGGGTACCAATCAACTGATTGTTCTCCAGACGAACTTGATCCAGAACGCCAATGCCAACGCCGGACGCGGTGGCACCTCGTTCACGAACTTCAACCAGGCCATCACGAGGGCGTAAGTACTTTTTACTCATTGAAGAATAATGGCGCTTTCCGAAGGACTAAAATTCAAGTACTCGCTGTACACGACGCTTCTGTTCTTTGTCTTAGCGAGTCCGACCTCGTTCCGCATCACCAATCGTCTCTTCGGGGGGGCCGTAGCGTCGCCGAGCGGATGCCCGACAGCGGTAGGATTTGCACTGCATACGTTCGTATTCTTAGTTGGACTGTATGGTCTGATGTCGCTCCCCCAGGATGAGAAGCGTTAGGACCTCGCACGTCGCTTACGCTCCTCCCCACCGATCCTTTCAGGACCGTGCGTTCTGCTTCCACATCGCATCGCAGACTGCACACTGGTACATCCAGGTTACATTGACTGAATCCAACTTCACACCCACAATGTCCGACTCCTTCCCCTGCGTAGCGCAGGTGGGATTCAGACACGTCATGTTCTTGAAGCGAGGCAGGGTCGGGTCATGCTTCAGGTACGGATTGATCGAGTACTGAACCGACGTATCTTGCTGAAGGTCATGCTCGTAGATCACCACCCCTGACTCCTCCTCGTAGGGACAGGCGCGACACTTTAGGTAAGCCTTACCATCACGCTCCATGATGTCGTAGAGAAAGTTGGAGCACTGCTTACAGAACTTCATTTTGCTTACTGTTTGGTAACAAAAGGTTCGTCCGTTTTAAATGATAGAAACCGGTTTCGTGCGTTCAAAAGGAATCAGTCGCCGGCGATTAATCGGGAGAGTAATTAACGATGCTCCACCCCTCTCGCCTCGATGACTTCCTTGCGAAGCGCGTTTCGGAGAGCGGAAGTGGTCAGGAGACTCATCAGCTCGGCGGATCTCGAATCAACTACCGAATTCTACCTGAAGAAATGAAGGAGTTCCGTGAGCTCTACTGCGAGTACATCAACGCCCGGTGTCCCACGCCGACACTCTTCGAGAAGCTGTCGCAGGGAATTGCACCGCTTCGTGTTGATCTGGATCTCAACTACAAGGGAAAGCACTCGACTCCGTTTCACACGCATGAGCATACCAAGGCCTTCATCGAAGCCTACATGGCAGAGGTTGCCAAGTACCTGGTGATCAAGGAGAGTACGGATGTCTACGTGATGGAGAAGTCGTATCCGACGTGGTATCCGGGCAAGGATCAGACCAAGTCCGGTATCCACATTGTCATCCCGAGCCTGATGGCGGATGCCAGGACGGAGACGGCTATTCGCGGTGCACTCGTTGGTCGTATGGAGTCATTCTTCCAGGGTGTTCCGGTGGAGAAGGGTTGGCGCGAGGCCTACGATGAAACGCCGCTGACGCGCAAGTGCACGTGGTGGCCGATGCTCGGTTCGAAGAAGTGGGACGAACACGGCGGACTTCCGGCTCCCTATCAGGTGAAGTATGTGGCTGAGTGGGATCCGGAGGACGGGAAGGTTGCGATTGACGAGGATCGCGACAAGAACGTGACGTCGGAGTTGGTTGCACGATTCTCCCTGCAGACACCCGGGGCGGTAGGCAGCCCTACGACTCAGCTGGGGACGGAGATCCGTGCAGCCTTTGAGCGGGAGATGAGTGCCCGTGCGCCGATCTCCGGTGGTCGTGCAGTGACTCCGGCTCGTGGTCGTCCGGCTCAGCGCGTAGAGCCCGGATCTCGCGAGTCGTCTCCAAACCGTGTCATCTACCAGCAGCCGCTGACGGATGCGCTTCGCAAGTATTACGCAGATCACGTGGATAACCTTTCGGGGAGCAGGTATACCGAGTACAAGGACTGGTTGGACGTCTGCATCTGCCTCAAGAACATTCACCCTGACCTCAACGAAGTCTGGCATACCTTCAGCCAGAAGGCACAGGACAAGTACGACTTCCGTGAGACGGAGTCCAAGTGGATGTCGGTTGGGTTCCGCAACGACGGGAGTAAGCTGGGGATTGGCAGTCTGCGCTTCTGGTCTCGCAGCGACAACCTGAACCGCTACCTTGAGATTGAGAAGACAAACATCGAGAGTCTGATCAAAGAGTCGGCGGCCTCGCAGACGGAGCACGATGTTGCCCAGGTGGTCTATGCAATGTACCGCGACGAGTTCAAGTGCGCCAAGTTCGGTGCGAATGTCTGGTATCGCTTCATTGGTCACATCTGGCGCGAGACCGACCGCGGAATCTCCCTCCAGCTGCGGCTCTCGAGTGATGTGGTGAAGGAGTATCGTCGGTTCGTACTGGAGATGGATCGGGAACTGAGCGTACTCCCGGAGTGTTTGGGCAAGGGTGATGGACACAATCCCGCCGCATGTCAGTCCTGCACAGCAGAGAAGAAGAAGAAGACGTATACGGATCTCATCGTGAAGCTCAAGCGCACAGGCTTCAAGAAGAGCGTGATGGATGAGTGTCGTGAGTTGTTCCTCGACGAGGAGTTCGTGGCCAAGGTGGACGAGAACAAGCGTCTGATCGCCTTCCGCAACGGTATCTTCGACATGACGACCATGCCTCCCACGTTCCGCGACGGGAAGCCAGAGGATTACATCTCCTTCTGCACGAACCTCGACTACGACCCGAACAAGAAGTATTACCAATACGAGTGCTGGTCAGAGCTGCAGAAGTTTATCGACGACATTCTGCCCGACCCGGAGGTGCGTAGATACTTCCTGGGTTACCTCGCCAATGCATTGTCGGGTGAGAATGACGCGCAGAAGTTCCACATCTTGACGGGCGATGGGTCGAACGGCAAGTCCATGCTGATGATTCTGATGTCGACGACGATGGGTGATTATGCGTGTACGGTGCCGATCTCCCTCCTCACACAGGGACGCAACAAGTCTGCCTCCGCGGCTCCGGAACTGATCCGTATCAAGGGTCGTCATTGGTGCACGATGCAGGAGCCTGACGAACAGGTGCCTCTGAACACGGGTCTGATGAAGGAGTTGGCCTCGTCAGAGAAGATCACGGCTCGTGATCTGTATGCAGGTTCGAAGCAGATGATTGACTTTGAGCTCCAGGCCCGGTTCAATCTGGCGTGTAACGAGAAGCCGAAGATCAATACGCAGGATGGAGGCACGTGGCGCCGTCTGGTCGTTGTCAACTACCCGACCAAGTTCGTAACCTCGCCTCGTCTTCCCCATGAGAAGCCGATGGATGAGAACATGAAGCAGAACTGTATGAGTGAGACGTGGGCGACGGCGTTTCTCAACTACCTGGTTCACCTCTTCACAGAGGGCAAGGGCCTGAAGAAGCTGGTTCCGCCGGAGAAGGTCATGGAGTATATTGCCGAGTACAGGGAGGACAGTGACGTGATCGCCAAGTTCCTCCGTGAGAAGATCCATGCCTTCCCGCAGCTCCGGGTGGACGAGCAGGAGCATGAGCCGTCGTCATGGACTAACATTACGAGTACATTCAGTGAGTGGAAGCGGACGAACGAGTTGATGAAGGGAACTCCGCAGGAGCTGAAGAAGCGGCTGGAGTCGGCCTATGGTAAGATGCCTAAGGGTGGATGGACTTCCTTCCGGTGCGCCGACGCTTAGACTTCCGGCGGTAGGTCTTGCCGCGACGACCTCCCTGCGGCGTGGAAGCAGGACCGCCCAACCATGACGGACGATTCGACCAGTAGCCCGAAGCTGCTCCTGTAAAACTACCCCAGCTGTTTGCGGCTGAATCCTTGAGACTGGTGAAGTAGTCCATTGTGTCTCCGTCTTATTTTTTACTTTGATCAGTGGCTATCACTGGTCTGGCGCCTAGCGCCGATCCTGCTCAGCACGTACGAGCGCAGCAGACCGATGACGAAGACGACCAGTGCGAAGGACACTGTGAGGTTCACCAGCTCCACGATCACCTGACCGACCTTGAGGTCAGCCGAGCCGACCTTGATGGAGAAGCCGGAGATTCCCTTACCCGCCGACGCGGCCGGGGCCAGGAGCGGCACAAGGATACCGTCATTCAGCGACTTGAAGAATCCAGCCACTACACTTCCGAGATAAAACGACGCAGTGAGAATGATGATGTCCTTCGTATCGAGCATTTATTGAGTGGTTCAGAATGTTTTTCAAGGAACGTCATAATGAAGATCCGGAGCGAGGCTCTGAATCAGTTGGCAGGAAATGCCACTTCGCTGTTGGCGTTTGATTGTGAGTTTTGGCACGTGGGGTCTACATTCCTCCCTCGAGAGGTGGGTGGGTACCACATGACTCGCAGTGGTGATGCATGGGTTCGCTCCGCGCCGTTCTTTGTTGTTCTTCCGCCTCCGGGAGGACAGCTGAACCGCGTCTCGTCCAGTTATTCTACAGTGACACCCAAGACAGCAGAGATCCTGGATATTCTTGAGGAGACGGAACGGTCGGCGCGGGAGTTTCTTCGTGACGATGACATTGTGAAGGCATACTTTGCAGATCCTAAGGTGAAGCCGCACTTGAAGCCAACATCCTGGATCACTGGATTCATGAAGCTGATGAGCGAATCTACGGTCATTGTGAAGGGGGACATGGATCTGAAGGCCATCAAGTCTGCATGTACAAAGTACAAAATGACCTACCATGCACCGTTAAAGATCTTTGATATTGCGAGTCATAACCCCGAGTTCAGCAAACGGTGTGGTACAGCGAAACTGGAAGGTACCTACCACTGCATCTCGAAGGAGTTGGACGCTGAACTGAAGAAGGCGTTTCCAGTGGGCAAGGCACACAACCCGGTGTTTGACTCCGCCATGACGATTCAGATCGCCGCGTGGTTGGCAAAAGATATGCACTGAATAGCAATGGATACAAGGTTCTGGGGGCCTTCTGGGTGGCAATTGTTCCACTTAATTGCCGAGGGGTCACCGACACCCGAGTCTACATTGACGTTCATGTCTCGAATCCTCCCTTGTAAGTTCTGTCGGGAAAGCACGTCGAAGTTCATTGCAGACCACCCCTTGGCAAAGGGGGCGGACGCTGGGCACTGGCTCTACGAGATTCACCGCATGGTCAATCATAAGCTGAAACTACAGGCCGACAAGGATCCCTCGGTGATTCTACCGGAACCCGATCCGACCTATGAGGATGTACATGAGAAGTATGCGGATCTCCTCAAGAAACCCCCTCACGGTGTACCTGGTCGCGACTTTCTATTTGCCATCGCCTACAACTTCCCCGAGAAGCCTGAGTTAGATGATATCAATACACAACAGGGATTCCTCCACAGCCTTACCAAGACATATCCCTTCCCCAAACTGCGTAAGGTCGTCGCCCGGTACATAAGCTCACATACAATTGATTTGCAGTCTCGCACCGTCTATCTCCATTGGATGTATGGACTCCTACGACGTCTCTCCGAGAAAACGAACTCGTCTATTCGTAGCTTTAAAGGGTATGCACACCATGTGGCCTACTACAAGAGTGGGTGCTCCAAAACAACCTACCATGGAAAGACATGCCGACGACTCGATAATGGAAGCTACACCAAGAACCGTAACCCTAAGCGTACTCGACGGATCGCAGGTGGAAGTCTACTCTCGTAAACATGGAGGTGAGGAGACCTCGCTGTTGATGAAAGTGTATATGCTGTCTATGGTTGTACTTACATGGTTCGTGATGCGATCAGCTCTTGTTTAGAACATCGAGCGACGGCTCTTGCGGTGGCGGCGACGGGTCTTGTGTCCCATATCGCCTGTCCCCTTCTTGCTCTTGTACGTCTTCCTGGCCTCCCGGATCGCGATCTGCATACCCTTGAAGCCGTCGAGCTTCTGTCCCTTCTTCTTCATCATCGCGCGAGTCTTCATGACGTGATCGATCCAAGCGTTTCCTGCCATTTTGTTTTAAGTACGCGAAATGAATCCAGTGCGACCGAGGGGGGTCGGGCACAGATTCCACTGACAACCATACGCATACACGTCATCCATGACCTTGAACTTGGAAAAGGCCTGGTCAGGCGCGACAATCGCAATGTGCGAATGCGTGAACGAACGCAGTTCTTCGGCTTCGCGAGGATGAGCTGCCTGTTGGTAGGTCAGTCGGCGCAGATGACTCTCGTTCCAGGATACATTCACTAATGGCTCGAGCTCTGTCCCCCGTGCTTCGTTGCCACATACAATAACGACCTTGTCGGCGAGTTCCGAGAGTGGGATGTTCTCGATAGGCCCCGAGAACAGCTGCCGCCGAACTGTGGTCTTGAGGTGATATGCGACACGGTTCGCGGTCACGCTCTTTTCTGTGTGGAGAACGATGCTTAGAATCAGCGGGTCATTGGACGGGAAGGCTTTCTGCAGAATCGCAGCACAGCACGACTGGAATCCCCGAGCATTTATACCGTCATATTGCGGACTGAGGGCGACTACGGGTTGATCCTCTCCATCGGAATACACGTGGAGCTCGATGAGACGGTATCCCTTGTCGAGGGCAGTGTCTACATCGCCTCCCTGTACATAGTAGTTAACCAAGGTCATGCTGCGATCTTCCTGAAGAGGTGTCTCGGACGATGCGAGTATATATCCGGCCGCAACCAGTGCTCCAACCACGACTAGCGGTTCCATTACGTAATATCACACAAATAATGCACCTAGCGTTTCACCGCCACGCCGAAGGTGATTCATATCCTCGTCCGAAATGCGAGTCCCCATCGGAATGTCCATCAAACATGCATAGTGGAAGTACAAGCAATACATTCCACACTCCGACTCCTTGAATTGGTGGCGTGTTGAATTGTAGGTCAGCTTCATGGGTGTTTCGCGTGGATGCATTCCATCCCATTGGTCCTTCCACCGAAACATCAATCGCTGGATCTCCTTCTCGGGCTTGTGAGCATAGGAGTCAAAATAGGTCATGCGGGGAAACTGCAGTTCATCGCGCATGTCCAGAAACGCGGCGATCCAATGTTGACCGGGTCCATCGTGGACATCGGTGTTGAACACGATTCCGATCCGCCGATAGCCCTTCTTGTACAGTTGCTCCAGCTTCATCGAGCAGAGCGTGGATACGATGCATTTGGACATCTCAGACTTGATGTCGAAATCAATCGGAACACAGCCAATGAAGTGGTAGTCCTCGATCACCTTCTCATACGACCGCTCGACCTTGTCGATGTCGTCGGACGATAACCATTCAGTGGGGTTCTTCTTCCAAGAGGTCGGTGCGCGAGGACGTTTGATCATTGAGCTCACAATGCACGTCGGCTCACCGGTGTTGCACTTGGAGTGGAGGCGCCGCTTCAGTTCGGCCCATACAGCGGAGGAGCCGCGTTTTTGAATCTGGGGCTCCTTCGGGTGTTCCTTGTTATAGACGGTGCGTAACCGTTCAATCTCGTCCTCGTCGAAGAGGAACATCCTTGCTTAAAACGGATACTTTCCTTGCGAGTGTCATACAAACCACAATGGATGCCCTCAAGCCTGTCCTTTCCAAGTACGTTCGCGTCAACAAGACCATCGCCGAGCTGAATGGTCGGGTGTCGGAGCTTCGCGACACTCGCCGCAGTATCGAGGTGGATCTCGCTGCATTGTACGCACATACAATTCTGCCCGACCAGATCCACCTGAGCGAGTCGGGTGCGATGTTTAACGTCAAGCGACCCAACAAGTGGAAGAAGGGGTGGAGTTTGTCCAAGAAGGACCTGGAGATCTATCTCAAGGACATTCTGGGAGATCGGGGTGATGAAGTGATGAAGGAGATTGTGCGCCGTCACGAGCCTAAGCTTGTAGCCGACGACTTTGGCTTCGAGTTGAAGTCAATTGGGTCTTCGGGCTCATCCGATCCCGCTGAGTAAACAACGACGCGTGGAGCCGGGTTCTGGATGTAGGTGACTTCAACCCGACCGGCGGCTCCGACTAGACATATACAGCAGCATAGACAGGACGTAACGCCAATAGCGACCGCAGCACTGATGAACACGTCACCCATTATGCTTTTTGTTTTACTTGGTCGAAAGCGGGTTGTAGAGACGCTTCAATCTCCCGCAGGAGTGCGTTGATGTCTTTCAGGTGTCGGGACGCTTCAAGGGTATTTTCGCGGGGCATGAATCCATACTGGACTCGCGTCACCGCAACGGATAACTGCCTTTGCCGCTCAACCACTTGAAGTGCCAGTACGGATAACTGTTTTCGCATCAATCGATATGTGTTGGACGGAGAAAATGTTTAAACCTTACGGCGGGTGCGACGGTGGCGACCACCCTTCTTCGCCTTGCTGGTCTGGTGCTTGCGGACGGCACGCTGGATGACCGTCGCGGCCTCGTTCTTCGCCGCCTTCACCGCCTTAGCAATCGCCTTCCTCCGTTCCGTGAGAGACATGTGAGAGTACTGCATTTAGTCATTCTCAAGAAATTCCGTCATCCTCCCGTGAAGCGAAATACTCACGCATCTTTTTGTCGACCTCGCGATCGGTTAGTTCAAGCACCCCATCCTTGTTGGTTTCCAGAATCGAACGCACGTCCCGGACCCCGTCGAGAATGCGGTGTCGGTCTACGTACTTGCGGTTTTTGGCCGACCCGTGCCACAGGTGATAGACCGTTCCCGTCGAACACACAAGGGTGGGGTGTGCCACCCGCGAATACTCTTCGTAGGAGGGAACCAGTGATTGGTGAACGTATCCACGCGGAAACTTGATGTTCATCCACACAGCCGTGGACATGGTGTCGCCGCTCCCCGTGATGCCCTCCTTGTAGAAGCCGATATCCCTGAACCATTTTCGCTGGAACGCCCACGCGAATCCCGGATGGTAGTTGTGATTGTATGGGTTGGTGCGGTTCATATACGCAACCGACAGCCGTGTCTGAACTAGCTTTGTGTAGGTGCTGTCGAGCCAGACACACGACGAAAAGGGCTGCACGACTTCGTACGTCGTCAATAACCGCGAAACTTCGGTATACCATCCAGGGTGGCCGAAGATCACATCGGCATCGAGGAACAGCAGCTTGGTGAACGAACGCGGAACACGCTTTTCAAGGAGCGAACACAGCGTCTCCTTGTGGAACAGTACACTCTTGCTTCGCACGTGGAAGGCGTCCTTGATCTCAGGTTCGTGCTCGTCGAATACTAGCTCCATCGTATAATATGGAATGTCGGCCAACTTCAACTTTTCGATCGTGTAGAAATAGTTCATCAGCATCTTCTTTGACCGTGCGGGATTGAAGAAGACAAAACAAACAGCCATATCCTTGTGCATCGGGATCTCGTAGCGACAGGCTGCGACATCGACGATACATGTTTCGAGGGGTGGTGCGGTCTCGGGCGAACGCACAACGTTGTAGGCGAAGGATGACTGACAGTGGCCCATTACTTATACTGTGCGTTTTCGATATTGGCACGAGCTTCAGCTACACGCTGTAAGTGCTTACGACGGCTCAGTTCGGCCTGGGCCTTGATACGTTTGAGTTGACGCTTCCGCGACAGCTCGTACATGCGCTTGGTCTGTTTCTTCGTTTGGAAGACCGCCTTGACCGCTTTCTTAATACCCAGGAATCCTCCGGTCCGTCGACGAGTCCTCATTGTATTCAGCCGACAAAAACGAATTTACCGCGAAGGAGACGAAGGAAGCATATGTACTCGCCCTACAATGCCTCCAATCGACCCTTCACTGAGGATGACATCCACCGCATTCTCCGTCGCCATGGACTCCCTCACTATCGCGTCAGCAACCGAAAAGTCTTTCAGACCGCCATGGTTCACACAACCTACGTTCGACGCACAGACTACACTACGCCTGATGGAGAGCCGGCCGTTCTCGCCCCCTGTCCCTCTGGCGTTATGCCCCTCCAAGACGAGAGTTACGAGTGTTTGGAGTTCGAAGGCGATGCAGTCCTCGGTGCCTGTATCGCGACGTATCTACGCAAGAAGTTCCCCGAGAAGAAGCAGGGATTCTTGACGGACGCCCGTAAGGAGCTCGTCAACAATGACCAAATCGGAGGACTGTCAAAGATCATTGGTCTGGATCGATTCTACGTGATTTCGCGTCATAACGAGGACTCGGTGGCCATTGCTGGTCGGTCGAACACCAAGAAGCTCGGTGATATCTTTGAGGCGTTCCTGGGAGCTCTGTGGACTGACTGTGGGAACCGGTTTGCGGTGGTGTACTCCTTCGTCACCACCGTGATGGAAGCCTACCTGGACGTGGATGAGATCGTGAATTCGGCGACGAACTTCAAGGATCTGTTTCAGAAGCACTGTCAACGCGAGTTCAAGTGTACGCCGGAGTACGAGATGCGATCCAATGATCCGAAGAAGAATGAGATTGTAGTGGCGGTTATGGTGGCTGGAAAGGTTCACGGACTCGGAGTGGGAACGACTCGCAAGAAGGCGGAACAGGTGGCGTGTCGTGAGGCACTCACGAAAGTCGGGGTAAGCGTTTCCGCCTGAGGGTTCGCCGCCGTCCACCACCGGGTTCCAGCAGCTTCCGACACGCAGCCTTGATGTCGTCCATCTTTTTGTCAGCCTTCGGAGCCGCAGCGGGAACCGGCGGAGACGACTCGGGGTTGTTGATGACTGGAGCCGGAAGGATACGCTTCACCACCTGTGCCTCGGCGGGGGGCATAGGCTTTTCCGCTACAACGGGGTGGATGGCCGACTGACCTCCGAACAGGTTCGGAATGAGCGTGTTGATAAGGCGGTCCGTCATGGGCTTTTTCCAGTCGGCTCGGATAGTGTCAAACACGTCCTTCAGGAACAGTTTGCTCTCTTGCTCGGAGACGACACCAGCCGCAGCCGCAGGACCTAGTAGTCCGAGAGTGTCCCACACGGACATCAGTGAGTGGAACGAAGCGGGTCTATTGAAGACCTTCGCTTGAACCAACTGGTCAATGAGTGTGAACTGCAGAGTGTGTTGGCTGAACGATTTCCAGTATGTCTGCCCCCCTATTCCTGCCAGTGCGTATTGGACGGTCCACTCCTTGAACGCCCTCAGGTTGGACGTTCCACGTCCCCAGTCAAAGATCACGAGCTGGTCACCCTGCCACCCCAGATTGCCGAAATGGGAATCACTGTGTGTGATATTTTCCGCATTCAACCGAGCCATTGCCAACATGACTCCCTTCAGTGACGACTTGATCAGAGCATCTGGTTTGGTCTTGGCAAGTATGCTTCTCAAAAGCGTGTCACCCTGCACCGGTGTGATAAGATTAATAAACTGCCTTTCATCACCCTTCAGTGCGTCGATTGTGCATCCGTCCCTCCTGTCTTCGGGTTTGAAGTATGGTATACATGCGGATTCAGCCAGATTGAAAAACTTC